GTACCAGCAGTACCGACAATATTCGCGGTGTTGTTCTTAGCCATAGTCAGACCGTCAAAGTCGATCTTGTTGGCTACAGCAGCCACGGCGGGCTTCAGAACGCGATCCGAGAACATATCCAACGACAATGCCAAGTCCTGAGTGGTGAACTGGGTATCAACGTGGAATTGGGTCGACAAGGTAACAGGCACGCTTGTCTCGTTGAAGTCTTCAACGTTCAAAGCAGGGCCGGTAGTACCAATGAAACGACCAGGACGGCGAACATTCAAAGTCGCGCCGATTTTTGCACCAGTGACCGCGAACTGATCGTCATAGTTACGATCAACCTCTGACGAAAACGTCAGTTCATTTTCCAAGACCATCAACGCTTCGTTGGTAATCATGGAAATAGTAAGCAGATTATTGCTCATTTTGATTTCCTTAAAAAAAAGTTATTTACCGAATTCGTCCCGCCAACCGAGCAGATTTCCATTGTTGATATGTTCCTTGAAACTGATTATCAGTTATTAAGGACACATCCCTTCCGTTAGCTGCTGACCGAATAGGATTAATCGGTGCGGGTGCTTTACTCTTCCCAACAACAGGCTTTGTCTGAGGCTCAAATTGGGCCTCCAGCTTGCCAATAAATCGGTTAGCGGCGGCTACGGTCATTGATTTCAATTTTTCAGCAACGTCAGGATTTTCGGCAAGGTGATACAAGATTTGTGGGCCGACATCTGATTCCCAGATTGCATCGCGCACTTCATTACTTACAGTAACGTCCGCGCTACCAACCATTTCATCAAAGTCAGGCAAACTTGCCTTGGCAGCTTCAACCCGCTTAACGAATGAATCAATTACTTGCTTCTTTTCGTTCTGCTGTTGCTCTGCTTGTTTCCTTGTCTCAATCTCCGACATTCGCTTTTCAACCTGATAATCCGTCAACGCTTTCGCGTATTCATACATATCAGTAAATTGATTTGGCTGGGGTTCACCATTGTCAGCTTTCGCTTCCTGCGGTGCGCTCCTGGCCTCAACTTCCTTTAGCCTGACTTCCATCGCTTCCCTAGCTTCGCGCTCCTTACGGGCTTCTTCCCGTGCGGCCTCTCGTTGCTTGGTAATCTCTGAAAAACGCTTCTCCAACTTTGGATTCTGTTTTCTATCCTCTGTTGCTGTCGCTTCCTCTTTCGCTTCTACTGGTTCACTCTGCTCTTGCGGCTCGGTAGGAGTTGCCTCAACTACCGCCTCGCGGTCAGCTAAACCCAATCGTTTGGCGTTAAATTCAGCTAAATTTTCGCTAGTCACTACGTTAGCAGCAACTTTTACTTCATCCGTCATAGGTTTCCCTAAGAATTTACCCAGTTAACATTACTGGTACTGTTTTGGGCTTTAGCCCTAAATCATTGCACAGGCTGCGTAAATGGACTTGCACCTTGCTCAATATCTTGTGCGGCAAACTGAGCATATTGTGCCTGTTCCGCATTCCTACGGTCAATCTCTTCAGTTAAGCGGGCTGTATCCATGCGGTGCAGCATCAAGTCCACAATCGCCTCAATCTCTGTTTTGTTCTGGCTTGTAATAGCACGGGTGTTTTGGTCGTTAACCTTCACTTCTGCCATTGTTTCGGTGTTATGCGCCCGTGCGGTCACATCCAGCAGCTTGCGCTTGGTTGCGCCTTCTTCACGGATTTGCTGCACTTGAGCACGATTGTTGATTTCCAACTGTGCGGCTTGCAGTTGCTGCTGCATTTGTTGCATCTGCTGTTTAGCCTGCGCCAATTCCATCTGAACTTGCGGCGGTATATCGGATTTCTCGTCAATCTGCGCCATTGGGTTCATCGCAGCCAGCCGGTCGGCAATCACATCTGCGCCAGGGAAATCCATATTGCGGAACACTAAGTCACCGGCAATATTGAATAGTTGTTCATTGCCTGACAGCAACGGCATCATGGCCTCAACTGCTTGCTGGCGGCGGCTTTGGAAGCCTGGGCCGGTGTCCATTACCACATCGTATTCGCCAACAGTCACATCGTTGAGAACTTTTCCTATTTCGTCGCGCTGGTTAATTGTGGTCATGTCGGGCTGACCGTCCGAGCCAATAATCCGCATCACGCGCTCGGTGTCGTAAATATGCGGAATCAGGTCAAGAATGATCTTGCCGGTATGCCGAATGCTGCGGGTCATGTTGTCAAAGAAGTGGAAGTTTGACAAATCCACTTGACTTTGCTGGCCCAATAACGCCTTACCTGAGATATTCCCGCTAGGCAATTGGTTAGGATCCATGATTCCAAGGACCATCTGCAAGTCAGCGGAAATAGCGCCCGCGGCTTCCATGATGCCCATCGGAGGCGGTTCGGGCTGAAGTCTCACGGGAACGGGAGCCGGTACGCCTTCAATGTCTTTTTGCTTGTAGCGCAGAACAGGGCTGGACTTGATGTTAGCCAATGCCCATTCGTTCTCGTGGCCTTCGTCTTGGCCTTCCGCAAGCAGCCACTTGGCCTTGGGAGCCAGCGCAATGCTCTCAGTCATTGAGGTGCGCCAGAAGTTGTACATCCGCTGAGGGTCTTTGGCAAACCGCACCAGGCCGTACTTTTTCCGCTTGTCATCTACAATAACTTGAGCGCCATAGCACGGCACAACGGGAATGTATTTCCCTGCCCAAGTTTTCTCCTCCAAGATTTCCATCGCGGTCATCTTGACCCATTGAACCGACTTGCGGAATGATTCACGCTCATCAATCACGGTGAGGCCAGCAGCTTCTACGCGCTCAAAGAAACGGTCTGAGTCTGCGAACTGGGTTGTTCCATCGCTTAGATGGTAAAGTTTTTCCCGCTTGCGCTCGATGTAGAAAAACTCAGCAACCCGAATGTCCTCTTTGGTTATCCAGCTTGCGGTGTCATCGCCGGTTGACCGTTGAGTGAAGTTTGCACCATCGTCCGCATCAGGATAATGATCTTTGAAAATCTTTTTGTCCATCACCGTAGTGATTAGGCATCGCTCCGCATCCGAGCCATCAGGCAGGACTGAGTTGGGATCGAAATAAACCGTGAACGGATTGTCAATCGTGTCAATGTAAATTTCTTGGTCAAAACTTGTTTCGCTGACATAGCGAGTGTTTAGTCGCCAGAATCCCCATCCCATCCGCACAGCGTAATCAAAGGCGGTATCGTAGGCGGTGTCCGCAGCCGAGTTGACTTCAATGTGGCGGGTTATGCCCTCAATGACTTGGGCAATCTTGTAGTCCGCAAGCGTGTTTACAGGATGGACTTTGATGCGAGGCCGCTGCATCCGCTGCTGGTTGGTCACCTGACGCACATAAGCATCAATCTTATTGATGGTCAGGCAAGGCCGTGCTTCAACATTGCGCGAGTTTTGAATCTCTACAGGCCATTGGTCACCGGCGGCAAACTTAATGTCTTGCAGCGCCTCGGCTCTATTCATAGAGTCAGCATCATTTACCAAACGCCAGAACTTCTGCGCTTCTGCAATTCGTGGGTCAAACCCAGTGGGTTGGTATGCCATATAAATCCTATTATGCCATCCAGTTACCGGCGGTGGCAACCATTGCCTGTTTTTTGCGCTTGGCTGGCTCAGTAATCATAAGCGCAATGTATCTGAAAGCATCTGCGCCGTGGGAATAGTGGTCGTGAAGTGGGTTGCGGCTGAATTGGCCTGTTTCGGAGTCTACTTCGTACCGATAATGTCTCAAACAGTTAATCCCGTCCGCAGCGTGTTCGCGGTCAAAGTAGCAAGATGGGAATATTGTTCTAGCGGCGTTGATAGAGTCAACAATCGGCACTTTGGGCAAAATGGTCGTTTTGTACCCTGCCGCCCGCACAATATCGTCAATCGAACGCCCAGCCGCAGCAAGGGTTTTGTTCTCCGCATCGTGCGGTAGCCATATCTTGTCGTAGACATAGCCAAAGGTTTGCATGGTCGCCAAGTAATAGCTAATTGTCTTTTGACTGTCTTCAATGTACCGAATAAGGCGGGTTTCCATGCCCACAAACTGGAGAAACCAAATGGCGGTGCTATCCGACCAACCAAGGTCGAACACGGCGTGGACGGGCTTTGTCGCGTCATACGGTACACGGCAGATGCGCCCATCCTTGTCGGC